TATGTTATTTGACGACTGGAGGAGTAGTATTACCAGCTACAGTTTCCACGACTCCTAACATAGGAGTGTTGAACGGCAGTTTCTACACTGATCCTACAACAAGCAAGCCTACTTGGTCTAACTATGCACCTAGCGTCGCAGCATCTGATCACACGTGTCTTATCAATGATAATCCACAACAGATGTTCGAATGCATGACCCTACTAACAAATTACACGAACCCAGCTAATTCAGTTGGCGGGTGTTCGCCTATTGTAGTAGGAACAGGGCTCACAACTTCGCCGTTTACTTCGCGAAATTCACTGGGCACTGTTGGTACAGACGATCAGATCAAGATATTAGGTCTTACCCGAGATGTGGGACATCAAGACGTATCCGTCGCAGGAAGCGTATGGAGAGTTATGATTAACAAACACATTCTTGGTAACAACGTTACAGGCGTAGCATAATAGGAGCATAAAACATGGCAATATCACGTAATCAGCTAGTTAAAGAACTAGAACCAGGTTTAAATGCACTATTTGGCCTGGAATACAAACAGTATGAAAATCAGTCCGCTGAAATTTATACTACGGAGTCATCTGACAGAGCTTTTGAAGAAGAAGTTAGGTTGTCAGGTTTCGCTAACGCATTAGTAAAACCAGAAGGATCTGGGGTTGCTTTTGACCAAGCGCAAGAAACTTTCACAGCAAGATACACTAACGAGACTATTGCTCTCGCTTTTGCTATCACTGAGGAAGCTATTGAAGATAACCTGTACGACAAACTTTCTTCTCGTTACACAAAAGCATTGGCAAGATCGATGGCAAACACTAAACAAGTAAAATCAGTATTTCCTCTGATTCAAGGGTTACCTACTACAGATAACTATGATTCAGGCGATGCTGTTTCACTATTTAGTACTGCACACCCAACGATAGCTGGAGTATTTTCAAATACTCTAACTACTCAAGCAGACTTAAACGAAACATCGTTAGAGCAAGCGTTAATTGATATCGCTGCAATGACTGACGAACGTGGTTTAAAAATCGCTGCTAGGGGTACTAAGATGATTGTCCCTTCTGCTGGTCAGTTCACTGCTGAGAGATTGATGAAATCTCAAGGTAGAGTAGGAACTGCTGATAATGATATCAATGCAATCAAATCTATGGGAATGATTCCTCAAGGTTATAGAGTGAACAATTACCTAACAGATACAGATGCTTGGTACATTATTACAGATGTACCTAATGGTATGAAACACTTCGATAGAGCCCCTCTTACAACTAAGATGGAAGGCGATTTCGATACTGGCAACGTTAGATACAAAGCTAGAGCAAGATACGTTTTTGGCGTATCAGACCCTAGAGGTATCTTCGGTGTCGAAGGTGCGTAATACTACGTAAAGAAAATTAATGGGGCGGCCTCAAAACCGCCCCATTTGCTTAATAAAGAGAGAAATTCACTATGAAAAACTTCCGGGTACAGATTCTTGCTTACGGCTATTCTGCTGATTTTAATGTTTCAGCCGAAGATACAGCTGAAGGTATTGAGAAATCAATCCTTGACAAGCTGGGAAAAAATGAGGTAAAGTTCGAATCTAATGGATTTACGAGGAAAGATCGTAAATGGATAACCTATGAGGAGGTTACAGATGACCGAAGACCTATACACTACGAAACGGTCCTTGGAACTAGAGTGGCAACAGGAGCACCTGAAGTCAGGGAAGCATAATATTCGAATGATTGAAATTAATAGAAAAATTCAGGATATTATTAAAGAGATCGTTGCCAAAGAGTTTGAAGAACAAACGCTTCAAACTAAAATAAACGAGGCCAAGGCCGAAGTTTCGATAGCCACTTAAGCGCTATCAAAAATCAATCTTTTTCCCAGGGATACCTTGCGCTCAATCAAAAAATAACATATCAATTTGCCACTATACAAATTTTAAAAAAATTAAATGTAGACGCGTATAGTCGACATGCCCCTAGGGACTACATTTAAAATATTCTAGGAGGAATATTATGGCAAACACAACTTTTAAAGGAACGGTAAGAGCAGAATCTGGTATTAAAGTTACCACACAAGCTGCTTCAACTGGTGTCTACACTGATGATTTTTCAGTTAGTTCAGCAGGTATTTTAACAAGAAGACAACCAGCAATTCTTTGTGACTGGGATTACATTTCATGTCCAACTCCAATTGTTTCAAATCTTACAGGAGCAGGCGGAGCGGATGGTGTAATGGCAGACGGTGAATTGTTCAGTATGCTTTGGCCAAATACAACAGGTCAATTATGTCCAGCACAATGTAGCGTTGTTGCTGCACACACAGTCGCTGCAAGTGGTTTTATGGTAGAAGGCACAATTCCAGCAACAGATACAAATAACACCGTAGCAGGTTTAAATCTTCAAGGTGATGCTGCAACTGCAGACAACACAGGTCTTGAAATTGTATTCGGTGGTACACAATTTGGTGGATATGGTGCATGTACAATTGGTACTCATGCAATGACTTTTGACGCAACATTTCACAGTGAAGACTGGACAGATCAAGATGCAGTTACAATTGGGTTTAGAAAAGTAGAAGAATTTGAAACAGGTCATGGTGCTATATTAGCAGCAGCTTCAGGTGATGCTCTTTACACTGACTTTGTAGCATTTGGTGTTCAATCAGCAGATGATGTTCAAATTGCAAGTAGACTTAATGATGGTACAAGTTCATATACTGATTCAACTGACGCAACAGCAGCAAGTAAAAATCACAGATTTAAAATTTCTGTGACTTCAGGTGGAGTAGTAACATACTCTCACATTGGTGCTGCAGTTATGGATGCAGGTACATTAGCTGCTCCATCTTCAACAGAAGCATTTACTTTTGATGACGGTGATACAGTAGTACCTTATCTTATTGTTCAAAGTACAAGTGCAAATTCTGCAATCTTGGTGAAGAGTCTTAAAATAACTCGTACACCAGGCACTAAGTTCACAGACTAATAAATAAAAACTTTAATTAGAGCGGGAGCTTCGGCTCCCTCTCTCTAACAGGAGGAAAAATGGCAGACGCAGTAACAAGTCAAACAATAATCGATACAGAAAAAAGAGTTGTAATGAAATTTACAAATCTTTCTGATGGTAATGGTGAATCAGCAGTAAAAAAAGTAGACGTTTCAGCTTTAACATCTCACCCTGATGGTACCGCTTGTTCAAATATTACAATTGATCAAATTTGGTATGACATTGGTGGAATGAGACTCGCTATTTATTTCGCTGCAAGTACTAATGCATTAGCATTAGTTTTGGGTGGAAGTGCAGCAGCAGGTAACGTTCAAGGTCATATGGATTTTAGATCATTTGGTGGTATTAAAAATAATGCTAGTTCACCTGATGGTGATCTTGACTTTACAACTAGTGGACATACCAATCTAGATCATTATACAGTTGTTCTAGAAATGCGAAAACAGTATTAGGAGGTAACGCATGGCGAATACTACTTCTGGTACAGTCACTTTTGACAAAACATTTGCTGTTGATGAAATTATCGAAGAAGCCTACGAGCGAATTGGCTTACAATCTGTTTCGGGATATCAATTAAAAACAGCAAGACGTTCTTTAAATGTAATGTTTCAAGAATGGGGCAATAGAGGTTTGCACTACTGGGAAGTAGGCGATACCAATATTGACTTAATCGAAGGTCAAGCAGAATATACTTTTTATAGAGCTACAGGAGATGGAACTTCTTCTGTGACTGTTGGTGGAACAACAGGAACTTCGACGTATGGTATTGCTGACGTTTTAGAAGCGACACTTAGATCGGACAGAACTGCTACAGATCAAGCTGATTCTACACTTACAAAAACAGATCGATCAACCTATTCAGGTTTAGCTAATAAATTATCTAAAGGAACTCCCTCTAGATATTTTGTTCAAAGACTTGTTGATAAAACGACTATAACTGTTTATCCAACAGCAGATTCTTCTAATGCATCAAAAGATATGCATATTTATTTTGTTAAAAGAATTCAAGATGCTGATTCGACTTATACGGATGCAACGGATGTACCTTATCGTTTTGTGCCCTGTATGGCGTCAGGATTGTCTTTTTATCTAGCACAAAAATACGCACCTCAAAGAGTACAAGAATTAAAATTATTATACGAAGATGAATTAAAAAGAGCTTTGGCAGAAGATGGATCTTCTACAAGCACTTATATAACTCCGGAGTCTTATTACCCGAGTGGATAATTATGGCATTTGCAAAAGGAAAATACGCTAAAGCGATCTCAGATAGAAGTGGAATGGAATTTCCCTATAATGAAATGATTAGGGAATGGAATGGTATGTTTGTTCATAAATCTGAATACGAAACAAGACATCCTCAAGATGAAGCAAAACATTATAGTGTAGAAGGCCACGGTTTAAGAAATGCAAGACCGGCAAGAACTGAAAATGAAGTATCTAGAATGTTAGATTCTAATCCTTTTGAAACGATTGCTGCAAGTTCAGGAATTATAAATGTTTATGAAAAAAGTCATGAAAGATCTACGGATGATACTGTAAGATTCAGAGGCCCGATTTGGACAAGTTCAGATTCTGATGATTATCAAGACCCAACAGATTTTGATGGAATATCTGGATCCAATATTGCTTATTCTTCTGGCTATTCAATTACAGTTGGTAAAAGAGATTCAAGTGGAGATATTACAAATACAAATGACTACTATCACTTTACTGTAAATACGAACACTGCTACAAGTGGAGGAGTATCGGGAGGAGGCAATAGTTGTTCGGCTGGTCCAGCAACTATAACAGCATAATATGGCAGGTTTTACATACTCAACACTTACAACAGCAATTCAGAATTATACGGAAGTTGGAACCTCGGTATTATCTAGTACTATTACCGATCAATTTATTGACAACTCTGAACTTAGAATTTTAAGAGAAGTTCCTATTGATGCCGATCGAAAAGAAATGATTGGCAATTTAACCGCTTCAAAAGATAATGTTTATGCTCCTGCTGGAACATTATTTGTTAGAGGACTTCAAGTTTATACATCAACTACTGTAGCAACAGGAGCTAATAGTTGGTTAACAAAAAAAGATATTAGCTATCTTAGAGAATATGATGCAGCTGAAACAACGACGGGTACACCAAAATATTATGCCATGTCAGGTGGAGCAGAAGGAACTGGAGCAACATCTTCAGGACGAATTACCATTGTGCCAACACCAAGTTCAGCCTTTATGTACAAAATTCATTA